TTAGATATCAAGTCCATGATATCTTCGTCGCCACTAATTGAATTTAAATCATTTTCACAAGTCTTTAGTGTTTTCTTTAAATCCCTTGCTAGTTTTAGTTTTGCTATCTTAGCAGCATGTATACCAGCATTATCCTTGTGGATAGGAAAGTTAAACAAAGATCTAATAAAAGATATTTCTTGTTTACTGTTTACATGATCCTGAACACCTAAATCATTCGCCGCAGAGAGTATTGATGATAACTCTACTTTTGAATTATTAGATATAGACTTATGTATGCAGTTGAACAAGATCTGATTCATCTCGTCATTGAAATGATCGGCTGTAATGAAATCAATGTCTAGATAACAATCTAAACCATATTGACACAGTCCAGCTAGTACAGCTCTTTCAGCCGCAGCGTCTTGCAGCGTGGATTTATTTATTTTCTTAGGCATGGGTCACAAACAAAGAAGTCTCGAACATGGGTAGGATTAACAGCAATAGACTTATTGCATTTTTGACATACTTGATCAACTGGCTTGTAAGGCGTTCTACTTCTATTTGACGGAGTAAACTCTGGAGTTGTAATATCCTTGGCAATCGTTCCATCATCTTCAAACAGATTAACTCTTTCCTTCTTATCGTTTACAGGACTACCAGATGTAGGTTGATCTGTCTTGTTTTTAATAGTAAATAGGAAATCATCAGGATTTTCTATAGTCATAGTTATCTTCTCCTAGAAAGATTTGTTAAAATATCTGCCATCTTTTGTATTCTTTCAGATTTTCCATCAAGTGTTGTAACTCTAGCTTCTGCATGATTCTTGATCCTCAAAATGTCACTAGCTGTAGGGTTCTCTTGAATTGCAGAGTAATATTTTTCCTGCCACTTTGCAAACTTACCACCATAATTCTGAATCACTGGAGATATTATATACCAAATACTAGCGTCTGCCCAGTCTAAAACGATTTTTTCTTTGGTTCTGACGCCTTCAACATATTCCGAATATGCATATAATTCATACGCATAGGAAGCACATTCTTCACTAGATAATCCCCGAATCTCTTCTGAGTTCATATTGAGGATCATTTTTATCTGTGGATTGTCATCGACCAATGGCAAGCTTTTACAGGCTAGCCATGAGTCCATAGCTTCCAAGAATTTATTCAATTTTTGTTCGCCACTCATCTATATCCTCATTATAATTAAGTTCTACTAATCTCATATTATTTAACTCACACCATTCCCGTTTTTCCATGTCTCTAGCTTTGGCTTTGTAAAATGCCATTTTATTTTTATAGAAGAAGGTATTGAACTTATGGTGCTGCTCACCATGAACTTCAACAACTAAATCTCTGTTAGGCACAAACAAATCAGCTCTCAGGGTACTCTTTCTGATCGCCGTCTTGCTGCCCGGTAGTGAAATTTCTTCTAAGATTCTATCATATGGAAAAATTTGTTCAAGTAATTCCTTGGCTTTATTATGTAAGGAAGATCTGTTTTCACAAGAAGCTTGGCAATTAGATGGGTGCCAAGAATATTCTCTACCATCTAAGCCCTTTATTTTCATAGCATCTCCTTTATGTTTTGCTCAAGCATCTCTACAAGCTTAGGATTTTCATGCAAGAAGTTGTATAACTTATCTTGTCCTTGAAACTTAAATGCTTTAATGAGTGCCTCGTCATCATTTACATCTAAATCTGGTTTTAGTTCCTTTGCAATATCTTTACACTCTAACATAAAAGTACAACTGAACCAAGCTCCAGACTTATCCACCATCCCTAAGTCTTGTGCCAGCATAAGGACTTCTTGGGTTTTGTCAACCCCATGACCATATCTAATCCAGCTTCGTACCTGACCTCCGGGAGCACCCATAGACGAGCAAATGACTTGCCAGTTTACAGCTTGGCCAATTCTTTCTTTACTAGCATTTTCCCACGGAGAAACAGCAGGACTTTTTTCACCACCGCTACGAATTTCTAATCTGGTGTCAGCTTGATACTGGATTTTATTACCACCATCAGCCATTTTCGCCTTACCAAATCCAGCAGTGTTAGCAATATAATGAGTGATAGCAATCACTAAACCATTTTGTCTTGGTAGTAACTGTCCCATCTTCTTAGTAAAGATTGATAAGATCTTTGGAAGACCCGCACGTCCGGGTGTAAAGTCTCCATCTAATTCTTTAGCAGGTAGTAAAGACGAGATTGAATCAATAATCAAAATCGCCCCATAATAATCTGGATGGCTCATTAGCTTATGAGCTACATCAAGAAAAGTCTCTGCTGACAATGGCTCATCTTCTGGTTGGATAATCTTCATCTTCTCTGGATCTAGATCAGCCACTTCAAAGTTCATACCCTTCAAACGACCCTCAACATCTAAGTAGATAATTGGGCGAGGGGGATCTTCTTTCTGACAGTTTGCAGCAATCTGCATGGCTGTAGTAGTCTTACCACTTTTTGGGTCACCTGTTAGAGTTAACCATGTCCCCTCTAGGATACCACCACCCAGTCCAATGTCAATTGCGGGACTAACAGAAATAATCTTCCTGTTTTCCTGTACCTTTAAGACATCTGCACCAGTAGAGATAATGTTGCCATAATCTTTAATAATCTTCGCAATATACTCAGGTTTCTTTTCTTTTGCCATCTTCTATATTTCTAATTTTAGAGAACAGTGTTGATCCACCATTGAACAATTTTCTTTGTTTATAATCTATCTTGTCTGGAGTGTCAAGAACTTTCTTTGATTTTTTGGATTCTTTTTCTACCAACTTAGCTGCATTAGCTACACCTTTCTCAACAAATTTCAGTATGAGTACATACCTACCAGACTTATGCAAAAACCCTAGCGAGTAAACATTCCTCCCGCTAGGGCTATTAATATATTTCAACAAGGCATCCTCGCCATGTTTCTTTATCAGCTTCCAAGCGGCACGTACTTGAACTTCATATTGCTCGTTTTTAGACTTGCTCCAAAATTTGTACTCCAAGCTACCCTTGTTGTCTTTTTCAGCTTTTCTCAAGCACACCTTTTCCGCTACATATTGTGCTACACTACACAGGTTCCCAGTCGAGATACTCTTTAACTTTTTCGTGCTGTCTTTTTTCTGAGTCATTTTTAAAGATCATATTCTGGAGGTTTTCAGTGGTTAAGATTCTTTCCGATTCTTTCTGTTCAAACTCATTATAGGGCCAAGTATACTTAGCAACATCTACCATACCACAATCATCCCTGAGATGCAACACTGTTAATGTTTGAAAAGATTGAGAATGAGACCCATCCATAGCTTGATCTTTCGCAATGCCTCTCATAATAGCTATGCCATCTAAACCATTTTCATCCTCAAAGAAAACTTTCTTCTCGGCCCCAAACATATAGAGTTCTACTTTTTTAGGCCAAACATTATTCTTCTGACAATGCTCTGTTAGCCTTACCCAAGGATTAGGTAATCCCGGCCTGTCATAATCTCCATAAACCTTAACATCATCCGTAAGTGTGATGACCCAACTAATCATAAGTTGCTCATGACACAACCTGTAAAAATAGGAATCAACTTCTGTACAAATCATATAACTAATCCTTAATCTTGTGAATTACCCCATCTTGATATCTTTTGGGCATACTACTTCTTTTGGGACGTGACTCATCTGCTGCTGTAGAAGCACTCTCTGTCATCACAACCACTCCTCTTTCTGGTTTCGTTGCAAACAGATTATTAGCAGGTGTATCGGTAATCTTCATATACTTACTTAAGACCTTTTCAGATCTATCTAATTTCTTTGAAATATCCTTAACATCCATTGATTGATTATTATCAATGAACTCCTTCTCTACTTTTGAAAGCGGACCCTTCTTCATATCATTCTCCCATTAAAGATCTTCTGGCATGTGTGAAGTGAAGCAAATTCTTAGATGATAAATACTTTTTGTAAAGATCGAACGTAGCCTTGGAAACCTTTTTAAACTTATAAAGCTTTTCATCAATTCTTTTGTCCATTCTATGAGCATCTAAAATTTCCCCTCTTCCAAATCTAATATAAAATCTTTGTTCTTGTTTATCTTCTGATGTAGTGGCTATGATCTTAGCGAAAGCTTTAGATTCCTCTACATCGTTAGCATCTACACCTAAAAATGTTTCTT